TATAATGAGTATTGTAGGCTAAAAGGTCAAGTAAAATACTTAAACCAGAACCTTCAAAATCATAGTCTGTGAATTCAGATTGTTGATTTAAAAAGTTCTTTAAATTTTGCTTGATTGTATCAAAATCAAGTTCGGTAACTCTTAAACGGTCTGCCATTTTTATCTAATCCGTTCTAGGAAAAAATTAATTGTAATTGGGCTTGGGTTGTTAATTACAAAAAACTCAAGCACAACTGAGTATTTGTTTTCGTCTGGCGTTGCAGTCGCAGTAACTTTTGAAACACGAGCTCTTGGCTCAAAGTTATTGATTGTTTCTTCAACTTCTCGCTCAATTTGTGCGGCCATAACCGAGTCAACATTTTCAAACAAAAGTCTGCGAATGTTACTTCCCAATTCAGGTTGAAATGGGCGCTCATAGTGATTTGTTAGAACAAGATTTTTAATGGAGTTAATGACGGCATATTCACCTTTATAAACATTGACATCCTTTCTTACAGGATGAATGGTGAACGCCAAGTCCAAGTCTCGGAATGTTCTTGTTGTATTATCGATTGTCGTTACTGTTGTCATCTTCTATTTATTCAACCTCCGGCAAAAACATTTGAAGAACCTGCGGCCACAGAAGTGCATCCTGACAAAGCATCTCCAACTCTTCCTGCACCTTTTCCGTTCACAAAAACTTTTGAAGAACCTGCGGCAATCGGAGCATTATGTGCGGGACAAGGAGAGCCTGGGAGTAAATGAACTGTGTTCACATCGCCTTGCCGAGACCAAGGAATACCATTGACAAAAACATTGCCAGAACCTACTGCTCTAACCATTCCTGAGCAATGTGCGGAATCTGCATCTCCAACTCTTGTTGCTGCCGGCATCTTATATCCTAATCGTAGTAAGTATCCATAAATGAACGAATGCCCTCTAAATCATTCATTATTTTTTGTGTTACTGTAAATGTTTCTGTGCCTGGAACTAAAAACTCATCATCATAATTAACAGTAATTTGATATGTTTTAAGTTCAAATAATCTTGTATCTTGGTTTAAATCATATAGTTCTTTTTTTAAAGGCATCTTCTGCACACCAACAATTATTGTGGGAGTTTCTATTTTATCACTACTGCCTTTACTTACATATTTAAAAGTATCTAAAAAAGGATCCGCATATTTACCAATAATAGTGGCTAAAATTGGACCAGAAGTTATAACTACACCAGGTTCAGAGACTCCAGTTGAACTTGCACCCACAACAATATTTGATTCCATTTCATCACCTGAAGCGGTAATTGTTGCATTTACAGTTCTTATGGACCTGGCGGTTGACTGTATTTCTGTTGGAGAATCTCCCGCAGGTGAGACAACAATACTAATGGCCATTCGTTTCTCTTTTCATTAATTCCTGCAATCTTTCATTCCAAGAATCCATTTCTTCGTGTTGTTCATGTGTATGTGGTGGTTCAGGTATTTCAGGTATAAACCGAATGACATTATCAAATCTTTCGGGTATATCTTCATACTTCGTATATGTCTTTAACTCACCATTCAACAAAACAACAAACTCATGCGCCATATTAATTCAAATCAATTCTTGGTGCATTAACACTATAATTTCCGGCAGAGTTCCAAGAAGTTGTTCCACCAACATCAGCCGCAAAATTTCTTCCAACAGTCATATTCATATTGCCATCTACTTTCATATCAGCATTACCTTGCACATAAACTTGTGCATTTCCTTGAACAGTAATATTACAGTCTCCCATAATATAAACATTATCGTCTTTCATAACGATAGAGTATTTGTCTTTTGTAATTTTCTCTACTCTGTCACCATTAGGATACCATTCGGTAAAACTACCATTTCGGTGTGCAATATGAATTCGTTCTTTACCTGGTGTATCGTCATATTCGACAATGTGACCAGATTCAGTTTCCATTACTTTATTGTATGGGTAAACTGTATCATATTTTGTTTCAGGTTCGTTCCATGTAGATGTTACAGTTGAAACTCCAGTTACTTTATTCTCTTTTCGTTCCTGAATATAAGTTTTTATAATTGTATCTGAATCATTTCGTGCAAGCCTTGATGTAGTTGGTTCATCTAAGTTTAATGGATAATTATTTGCTTGTGTTTTTTCAACAATCTCAATACCTGTTCCATCAGTATTGTATGTTTTTGATTCTGGTGTTCTTGGTGATTTCGCAAGTTCAGCAGATGTTCTTGGGTCACTATACGCCTCTTGTATGTTTGCAGGTTTTAATGGAATACTAGGAAAAACACCAAGAACTATCGGTTCTTGTGCCATTTCTCCATCTGTAAAAAACCCAAACACCATTTCACCTTCTTTTGGTGCATATGGGTTTATATTATTTGTTGGTAAAGAAACTTGAGCCCAAGGAAGTGCATCGGTTGAAAGTTGCATCTTATTATCAGCATGCCAACCAACGCAACGAACTTTAACACGACCTAACTTTAATGGGTCTTGTCTGCTTTCAACAAAGCCAATCCACCAAACGAATTGACCTGCACCTGCAAAATCATTTTGTGCCATATTAATAATTCAATAGTTGTGTTAATTGTTCTGGATTGCTTACAGTCACATACTCATTGTTTGTAGTTGTGGAAGCAACCTCAATAATTGTTTCGTGTTTGTCGTATTTAATAATCTGTCTGGAAGCAACAATCATATACTTACCACTCACACTCACATCTTCATTATCTTCACCTTTTATTTTTCTACCAAAATTAGGTGCGTTAAGATTGATATTGAAACCTGATGTTAATTGAAAGTTGCCTGGCATCGCCAATTTAACTCTCTTATTCATTAAATGTGCCATGATGGCAGTTCTTTGAAACAACCAGTTTTCAATACTTTCTTCCTTTGAAAGAGAAGTCGGGTCGTTTTTCTTAATATAACTGCTCAATTGTTTTGCGGCATTAAAAGATGCCATAGAAATCTTTGATGCAAATGCTTCAACGCTTTTAACACCACCTCTGTTTTCAAATACAGACTGATTGGGTGTTTCACTACCATGTTCCATATTATAAAACATATCACCAAACCCAATGTTCTTTTTTGCAGTTGTTCGTGTAATTGGGTCAAAACCAATAAACTGTCCTGCATTAACACCAGACTTAATTTTCTCAAGCATATCAGTTTGTGATATAACTTCTAATCCACGAGCCGTACCAATTTCTTCAATTGCATTTACTTGTGTTTGATTTTTGAGTTCAAATCTAACATCAAGCAATTCTGGTTGTGTCAGTAGTTTAGAGAGAGAAACAAAGTTGTAACCAGTTATGTTTTGATAGAACAAATAATTTGGAGATTGTTTCGCATCCAAAGACCTTTTTGTTACCCATTCAATTGCTTCAATAGGTTTTAAATTAGGTATAACAATTTTTCGAATACCTGAAGTCGATTCAAAGAAACCACCAGACTGATTTTCAGGTATCTTTAAATAATCCGTAAGAATTTTTTCAACAACTTTTGAATATGTTCCTTCGTAAGACTGATTAATTCTTTGTTGATTGGAATAAATCATTTCATCGGAACAAAAATGCAATACAAAAAATTCACTATTCAGACCACTATTAATTCGGTCTGATTGTTTGTAGATTCTAAACGATTTTTTAAAATTGGCAATATCAGGGTCTTGTTCACTTTTAGAAATGTCGATAAGCAAAGTTTCAGAACCATCGAAAATTAAAGAACCGGAAAGACCAATTGCATCTCTTACCATAATATGCCCGCTCATTACAGGCATAAAAACAGAATCAAAGATATTGATTTCTTCGTAAATGGAAGAAATATCAATTGGTCCTGCTTTTGTCATCACCACAAGTTCATTAATTTTGAACTGTGTTGACTTTTTTACCGAAAAACTCATTGTTTAATAACTTTCTTAAATTCTTTTTCGACCGCAGATACAAACTCTGGTTTTAAAAGTTTAATACTTCTTTTATTTTCATTCAATTCGTTTTCATAATCATAATATGATTGTTTTTCTTTAGTGATGGCTTGTGTAATTGTAGAACTGTCTTGTAGGGTATAACTTGTGGTTGTAGGTGCCACATTAGCCCAAGTATTAGCATCAACTTCTAATTTTTCGATGATTGAAATGTTATCGAAATTTGTTCTTGTTACGACTTTGTAATATGCATGAACATTGGTTACATTCATTGCCCACGAAAGACCAGTAACACTTGTATTTGCGGTATCTGCATAATTGTTTGCAGAGTATTTTTTATCAACATATTCAATGAATGTAGAGTATTGCAAAGGCCAATCATATTGTGGGTCGTAAATGTCATTAAACATTAAAACGATCCAATGTCTTTCAGGACTATCGTAAAATTTAGCCGCAACAATTTCAGGTGTGTCACCTTCTTGCAAATCGTATTTGTAAAATGCCGATGAGTTTTCTTTTAGTGATTGTTCAAAACCAAACCTTGCAGTAATGTTCGTAATCTCATCAAGGCCTGATGTTCTAGTATTTGAACTGTATAATGCTTTTGGAAAATAATTAAAATATTTTGCCATTATTTTCTCGCAGAACTTAGGGTTGCAGATGTTGCTAAATCTTCCCTAAAGTCCTCTTTCGTCAGATATGTTGTTTCTTGGAATTGTAATGTGGCTTGAATTGCAACGGGCATACCAGTTCTACCGAGAGAAGGTTTGTTTTCACCAGGTACCTCATATGCAGAGAATCCATTTGGTGCGTAATTGATATCAATTGTAGTCAAAACACAAGTTGCAATTTGTGGAATGTTTGGGTTTTCTCCACCTGCATAATAAAACTTAATATCGAACTCAGAGGGAGGTACTAAAAATCCTGAAGTTTCAGAACCTTTATCGCCTTTTAAAATTTCTGGCGCTTGATGAAAACGAAGTCTCTCTAAAATTCTCTGGACTTCTAAGGCTTCTCTTTCATCTCTTGGGTAAAATGTAAAATCAAATTGAAATGTTCTAAAGTCTGGAGACTTATAAATCATTTCAAGCATTGGGTTTACAACACGACCAGTTCTTGCCAAAAATGCTGCGGCTGTTTGTTGACTATTCAATAAACTACCAAGTCCTTCTCCAAGTATTTGTTTTACATTTTCACCACCTGATTTTTGAAGTGATGCTCCTAATTTACCTAAATCGCCAGTTTTTTTATAATCTTCATAAGCAGATTGGCCTGCGGCAAAAACTTGACCCGCAAATTCACCACCTAAAGATAACCGGTCATAAGATTGTGAATAACTGTAATTCAAAGTATCTGGCATGTAAAGTGCAATTGCATCAGTTGTTAATGATGTGGT